GGTACAAAGCCCGTGAGCGTTACAGCTTCGGTGTTTCTGATCCGCTTGGGATCTTCGGTAGCCCTGGCGCTTGATGTAAATCAAGCACTTAGCGCAGAGAACCCCGCTTCGGCGGGGTTTTTTGTTTCTTGTGGGGGTTATGGTACATTACCTGTTACTAAGTCACAGGAGAAAGAAATGGACACTTCAAACCTACCCAAAACCCGCAAAGAAGCCCAAGACATTGGGGCAAAGTATTACTTCACAGGAGAACCCTGCAAGCATGGGCACATAGCTCCTCGCAAAACAAAAGGTGCTTGTGTTGAGTGTCTAAAGGTTGAATGGCAACAAGCAGCAGAAAAACGTGCAGATTATTTCCGAGAGTACAACAAACGGGAGGATGTCAAAGATCGTAAGAATGAATGGTATGAAGCTAATCGAGAGCAAGTTATTCAAGCTGCTGCTACACGCCCGCTAGAAGTTAAGCGGGTATATCAAAAGGCGTGGAAAGAACGTAACACGGTTTGGGTTCGTGCAGACACCAAAGCTAGAAGAAGAAAACATAGACTAGCCACTCCTAAATGGTTAACACGCGAACAAAAGGGGCAAATTAGAGAGTTGTACAAGATAGCTATCACAATGACTAAAACTACTGGAGAGCAGTATGTTGTCGATCATATCGTTCCTTTACGTTCTGAATTTGTATGTGGTTTGCATGTACCTTGGAACCTTAGAGTCATAACTCAAGAGCAAAACCTTCTTAAATCAAATAAGCTTATTGACACGCCCCCCACAACCTGATACAACGTAGTTATTCCGGGGTTAGCTCCGGTGTATTAGACAGTCCCGGCTGACAACATGCAGACTAATACACCGACATCGCATGTGAGGACAATATGGCTCGCACCACGTTCCAAGGACCGGTCCGCTCTCTTGGCGGTATTTATCAGCAGGGTCCATCTACCATCGTAGAAATTACTTCTAGCACCACGCTGAATCCAGTAGATCACGGCGGCAGGATTATTTCTGTTGGTGGTTCGTTAGCAGCTAACGTCACGCTTACGCTGCCTACCATTAATGCTTCGGCGAACGCTTCTTCGTCTGGCCCAGGTAATGACCCTAACACGGCTAATAACGAAGGTGTGGTTTACACCATTTGGGTTCCAACAACCATCTCTACGTCATCGCTAAAGATTGGTACTGACGGTACGGATAAGTATGTGGGTTATGTCCTGTCAATTGATAGTGACACTTCTGACGCAACGCGTGGGTTTGGTGCTGGCGCAACAAATGATTTCATCAACTTCAACGGCACAACCACAGGTGGTGTTGCTGGAACATGGGTTCAAATCTTTGCTATTGCAGCACTGAAATATATGGTCACAGGCGTAGCAGTAGGTTCTGGCACGGTTGCTACACCCTTTGCTGATTCCTAATTAGAGGTGCACCATGCAATATGATGTATGGTCAGTCAAGATAAAGTCGAGTGCTAACTTTTATGTGACTTCGGTTACACCGAGTGGTGCTGGTGCACTTACGCTTGCTGCTACAACGCCGGGGATTAATGGGTACGGTTACAAAGTATCCATTACCGGCACGGGCAATGAAACGGCTAAAAACTTCACCATTACAGGTACAACGGTGGGTGGGGTTGTGGTTACTGAAGTGGTTGCTGGGCCAAACAATACGACGGTCTATAGCACTAACTACTTCGCTTCCGTTTCAAGTATCACAGTAAGTGCAGCGACCGCAGCGGCAATCACGGTTGGGTATGGCGGCAGTCTAGCTTTACCCATGACCCGGATCAAAGGTTTATATTACTTGGCAAGTGCTTCTGCGGGTACGGTCATTGTCACTCGTGCAAGTGATTCGACGTTGTTGCTTGAGATTGATACCCCAGCTTCAGCCACGCAGGTTAATAGCTTGTATATGGCAGCAGAAGGTATCCGTACAACGTACAAAACTAATGATCTTGCAACCGTGGCGGTTACGAATGTCACTGCGGTTACATTGATATGCGGGTGATGTCATGGCAAAAACCCCAGCTTGGCAGCGCAAAGAAGGCAAAAACCCAAAAGGTGGTTTGAACGCCAAGGGTAGAGCATCGTACAACGCTGCCAATCCGGGGAAGCCCGGACTCAAAGCCCCGCAGCCAGAGGGTGGCCCTCGTAAAAAATCGTTCTGTGCCAGAATGGAAGGCATGAAAAAGAAGCTTACGAGTTCTAAAACGGCCAACGACCCAAACAGCCGTATCAACAAATCCTTAAGAGCTTGGAAGTGCTGATATGACTCAAGATAAACACGAATTGGTAAAAAACGCCGCAGATATTATGTCTGTGGTTGCCACAATCGGATCGTTTCTCCAAGTGATTACGCCCTTATTTGGTTTGATTGGTGCTGTCTGGACGCTTATGCGTATTGCCGAGATGGTTACGGGCAAACCGTTTGATCAAATTATCCGTCGCAAAAAGGACTCCGACGATGAAAAAGCCGATTAAATTTGGTGCGCGTAAGCGTTACAACGGGGAAGAAGACAGTTTAGTTAATGCTCCTACAGCTAAAAGAATGCCTTTGGGAGAGGGAGTTACTAAAGAACAAACCGATGAAGCTTATGACAACATGCGGCGACGAGCTAAAGAAGTCTCAGAAGGGATCGCTGCTAGAGCTGAAGGAGAACGTAGCGCAAGTGAAGATCGTGAAAAAATTATGGGTGGTACTCGCCCATCTAGTTTTCGTGAGGCTTTTGCTGAAGCTCGTAAAGCAGGTAAAGATAAGTTTACTTTTAACGGTAAGTCTTATACGACGGAAATGGCAGGATCTAAACCTGCTGCACCTAAGTCTGCCGAATCTAAACCAGCAGAAACAAAAACTGAATCTGCGTCTTTAGAAGTTAGAGCTTCTAGACTACCGTCATCCAATAAACCTAGAGAAGCTTCTGGCATTTTAAGTTCGCTTAAAGAAGGTGTTACTCGTGGTGGGTACGAATTTGGGCAGGAAAAAGAAACTCCAAAACGTAGTACCTCCGAAAAGAAACCTAGATCTACTGAACGTCCAGAAGGGTTCTTAAGCTCTTTTTCCAAAGCAATAACCAGCGGTGGCCGGGAATTTACTGGTGGTGGGCACGAGTTTGGCAAAAAGCACGGTGGAAAAGTCCATAAATATGCCGCAGGCGGCAAAGTAGGTTCAGCTTCTAAACGTGCGGATGGTATTGCGATGCGCGGCAAAACTCGTGGGAAGATGGTTTAATGCCCACGGTAAGTGATAAACAAGAAAGGTTCATGCAAGCCGTAGCGCATAACCCGAAGTTTGCAAAGAAAGTTGGTGTCCCTCAATCTGTAGGTAAAGAATTTACTGGTGCAAAGGAAGGTGGTGAAATGAAAGAATCTAAAGCAATGATGAAAAAAGAAATTGGCTTTATGAAAGCCAAAGGTGCGCCTAAATCCATGATCAAACATGAGATGAAAGAGGCTGGTATGAAGAAGGGTGGTTCGGTTGCTCCTAGCAAAATGGGTGCAGTGAAGACCGCAGCTCCTAGTCGTGATGGTGTAGCTGTCAAGGGTAAAACCAAAGGCACCCAGATCAAGATGGCTAAGGGTGGTTACATGCGCGGCGGCAAGGCTTGCTGATATGATGCCCTCTCGCGGGATGGGGGCGATTTCGCCCTCAAAAATGCCGACTGCCAAGCGTAAAGCTAGGCGGGATGATACTGATTTTGATCAGTACGCTGAAGGTGGCAAGGTGTCTCGCGTGAACGAAGCTGGCAATTACACCAAACCGGGGATGCGTAAAGCATTGTTCAACAGCATTAAAGCTGGTGGTAAAGGTGGTGCGCCGGGGCAGTGGTCAGCTCGCAAAGCTCAGATGCTTGCTATGAAGTACAAGCAGCGTGGTGGAGGTTACCGTGACTAGCAAGTTTCCAGATCTAAATAAAGATGGCGAAGTAACCCAAGCTGACATTCTTAAAGGTCGTGGGGTTTACAAAAAAGGTGGTATGGCTAAAGGTGGTAAGTGGATTCAGTCAGCCATTAAGAAACCCGGAGCCTTACGCGCACAGCTTGGTGTCAAAGGCGACAAACCGATTCCCGCAGGTAAGCTGGCTAAAGCTGCAAAAGCTCCCGGTAAATTAGGGCAGCGAGCAAGGTTGGCACAGACGTTAAAGAAGATGAAGTGAAAGCCCCGCAGCAAAGTCTAAAAAATTGGACTGACCAGAAGTGGAGGACACGCAGTGGCAAACCTAGCACACAGGGTTCAAAAGCAACTGGCGAACGATACCTCCCGGAGGCGGCAATTAAATCTCTTACACCTGCTGAATACGCTGCGACTACAAGAGCTAAACGGGCTGGAAAGAGCGCAGGTAAGCAGTTTGTCAAACAACCGGCAAAAATTGCCGCTAAGACCGCAAGATTCAGATGAAAGACTACGAAGATTGGCAGGTGCAGAAAGAAATACTAAAGGAGTACCTGCAAGTCATGGTGGCTCTTGAAGATTGGCATGGTGTAGCTGACGTAGCGATGGACCTAAGAGAATTGGAAGCAAGACATGACCACGAGCGGCTCAACCGACTTTAATCTTGAGTTTACTGACATAGCCGAAGAAGCCTATGAGAGGGCTGGTCGGGAGATGCGCTCTGGCTACGACCTGCGTACTGCACGTCGTTCGATGAACCTACTAACCATAGAGTGGGCAAATCGTGGCATCAATATGTGGACGATTGAGCAGGGCACGAAGAATTTGGTACAGGGCACTGCGACGTACGATTTACCGAACGACACCATTGACTTGCTTGAACACGTTATAAGGACGGGTGCAGGTAATGCCTCAACGCAAGCTGACCTTACACTTACAAGGATTAGTGTCTCCACCTACGCCACAATCCCAAACAAGTTGGCTCAAGCAAGACCGATACAGATTTACATCAGCAGGAACTCTGGAGCCACGTACCCTGCAACAAGCGCATACGACCCCGGACAAACCGCTTACCCCCAATTCACAGTTTGGCCTGTCCCTGACCAAGGCACTGAAGCCTCGCCGTACTATCAAGTAGTCTACTGGCGGATGCGTCGTATTCAGAATGCTGGCGACGGTATCCAAACTCCCGATATGCCGTTTAGATTTCTTCCTTGTATTACAGCAGGGTTAGCGTATTACATCGCTCAAAAGATTCCTGAAGGGCAAGAACGGTTATTAGCTCTTAAAGCTGCTTATGAAGAGCAGTGGAATTTTGCAGCGGGTGAAGATCGTGAGAAAGCTGCGGTTCGTTTTGTACCGCGCCGGATGTATTTAGGTAACACTGGGAGCTTCTAATGCCCAATCAGTTTGCCTCTGGTAAATATGCTATCGCGCAGTGCGATAGGTGTAACTTCCGGTTCAAACTGAAACAGTTAAAGTCGTTGGTAATTAAGACTAAGAATGTAAACATATTAGTCTGCCCTGAGTGCTGGGAACCCGATCAACCGCAATTGCAGCTTGGTATGTATCCTGTGTATGACCCACAGGCTATTCGTAATCCTCGTGTTGACTCTAACTCTTATTACCAATCGGGGTTAAATGGTTTACAGATTGAACCTGTAAATGACGACTCAAGCCAAGATGAGAATGGGGTTCCCTCTGGGGGCAGTCGGGTTATACAATGGGGGTGGTATCCAATTGGTGGTTCCAGATCTTTTGATGCTGCTTTGACCCCCAACGATCTTGTCCCTAGAGGACTTGTTAATTCAGTCACCGTATCGTAGGAGTTTATGATGGATGCAAAAACAGCAGTTCACAAGCATGAGAAAGCCAAGCACAAAGGTCAGCCTCTGACCAAACTTGCCAAGGGTGGCAAGACCAACGCAAACATGCTAAAGATGGGGCGTAACCTCGCCAAGATTGCTAACCAAAAGCAGTCTTCGTTTACCTACAAAAACTCTGGTAGGGGGCGCTAATGAAACAAGTTAAACCTTTTAATCAGCCTAAACCTGCGCCGACCCCAAAGTCCACGGATGCAAAACCCAAGACTTCTGGTATTAAGATTCGCGGTACTGGGGCGGCAACTAAGGGTGTAATGGCTAGAGGTCCGATGGCGTGAACTATACGGATTTAAAAAAGGCGATCCGAGGGTATGTCGAAAATGACTACCCAACGATTACTTTTGCTGATTCTGCAACGACGTGGACATCAGATCAACAGCTTGCGACTTTTGTTAAACAGGCTGAGCAGCGCATTTATAACTCCGTTCAATTTCCTTCTTTACGAAAAAACGTAACAGGAACCGCCACTTTAAATAATCAGTATCTTCAGTGCCCCTCTGATTTCTTAGCGGTCTATAGTATGGCTGTTATTGATGCCACGGGGCGCTACCATTACTTACTAAACAAAGACGTTAATTTTATTCGTGAGGCATACCCTGTTACTTTAGGTTCTGGTAATACAGGTCGCCCACGTCATTACGCTATTTTTGGTCCTGACTATCCTACGTTTCCTAACGAGCTAACTTTTTTATTAGGTCCAACACCTGATTCCGGGTATTCTGTCGAGCTTCATTATTACTACTACCCACAGTCAATTACCGAAGCTGCTTCAGGTCAAACTTGGTTGGGCGATAACTTTGATTCTGTTTTGCTTTATGGTTCGTTACGGGAAGCGTATTTCTTTATCAAAGCCGAACCGGACATGATGGGAGCGGTGCAAAATAAATACGAAGAAGCCTTAGCCCTTGCTAAACGCCTTGGTGATGGTATGGAACGTCAGGACGCTTATCGTTCTGGTCAAGTACGGTATCCGGTGAAGTAGTATGGCAATTGTTCAAACCATGTGCACAAGTTTTAAGGCAGAAGTTGCCCAAGGACTGCACAACTTTACAAGGACGACAGGCAATGTTTTCAAGCTCGCTTTGTACGTCGCAACTGCCAACCTCGGAGCAGATACAACCGTTTACACATCCACTGGGGAAGTACCGTCGAGTGGAACCAATTACACCGCTGGTGGGGTCGCACTTATTAATATCACACCCCTTTCATCAGGTACTACAGGATATTGGTCGTTCGACGACGCAACTTTTACCAACGTAACTCTTTCCTGCGCGGGCGCACTGATTTACAATTCCACCAACGGAAATCGTGCAGTGTGTGTACTTAACTTTGGGCAGACGATTACCAAAAACGCGTCAAATTTAATCGTCACTTTTCCCCCGATGGGCGCAACTGAATCTGTTTTAAGGATTGCATGATGGAAAAAGCAAAAGCGGGTGATCAAGTTTCTAGCGGGTTAGCCGCTAAAACATCGTGGGGTGAATCGGCTGTGGCCTGCGGTAGGTACTATGCAGAGTGCCATGACAAAGATGGCAACCTCAAGTGGACTGCTGAGGGTGATAACTTAGTAGTCAACGTCGGTCTTCAGTACATGGCTGGCACGGCACTGGCAAACTCGGCAGCACAGATCACAACATGGTATGTGGGCTTATACGGGGCTGCTGCAAGTAACACACCGGCTGCTTCAGATACGCTGGCAGTACACCCCGGATGGACTGAATTAGCAGGTGGTGGCTCCATTTATTCTGGAACGAGACCAGCGGCAACTTTTGCCGCTTCTACGAATGCTAATCCTTCCGTAGTAACAAATACCTCTAATAAAGCTGTTTTCAATATTACGGGTACTTCAACGGTTGGCGGTGCGTTTCTTTGCTCTGTTGCATCAGGCACTTCCGGTACGTTATTCAGTGCCGCAGACTTCCAGGCACCCGGAGATCGGTCGGTAGTTTCAGGTGATGTAATTTCTGTAACGTACCAATTTTCATTAACGGCAACATGAGTGAAGGCGGCTGGGGATCAGGTGCATGGAACTTTGGGCCTTGGGGCAGGTCAGCTTATGATCGTTCTGTTCTTGAACTGGCTTCAGGAAACGACACAGTTGCTGTGCCGGGGGTTGAGTATCCAGCATCTATTCTTGAAGCCGCATCGGGTAATGACCTCATGGCAGGCAACCCATACTTTGCCACCGATATTATTGAAGCAGCCAGTGGTGCAGATACAATTGCAGGGGCTGCTAATTTTGGTGGAACGATTATTGAAACATCTGCTGGTGCAGACAGTATTTCAGGTTCAGCGAGCTTTATTAGTTCTGTGCTTGAGAATGCGGCGGGTAATGACCTTGTTTCAATCAACGTGGAAATGCAGCTATCTGTACTTGAAAACGCATCTGGCGCTGATAGCATCTCTGCTGTATTGTTCTGGGAGCAGATCAATACTTCTCAAACCGCTAATTGGACTGAGATAACGACATGACAGTCAATTACACATCCCTTTTGGCCCTCGGTCAGCCTGTTACGGGTACCGAGTCTGGAACTTGGGGCGACGATGTCAACAACGCCGTTACCTCATACCTTGATATTGCAATTGCGGGTACACAGACATTAAGCACTGACGGTGATGTCACGCTGACCCTGACGCAAGGTACAAGTTCAGCAACGAATATTGGGTCTACATCAGCCCAGTACATGATCCTGAACTGTACGGGGTCAAGAACAGCACTCAGGTATATCAACGTACCCAATAGCAGTAAAGCCTACATTGTGATGAACAACACCTCTGGTGGGTTCAATGTCACGATCAGGGGAAGCACTGGGCCTACAACAGGTATTTCGGTTGCTCCGGGCAAACAGACTTGGGTAGCCTGGGATACGAATGCCGGTGATTTCAAAGAGATTGCTTCGGGTGATGTAGACGGACCAGCGTCTTCTACTGATAACGCAATTGCAAGATTTGACGGTCTAACGGGTAAGGTTATTCAGAACTCGGCAGCATTTGTCGCTGATACGACAGGTGACATCACAGCCGGGGCTTACAACAAAGTCACGATCACTGCTCCAGCATCTAGCGCAACACTGACGATTGCTGATGGCAAGACACTAACGGCTAGCAATAGCCTGACGCTAGCAGGTACTGATAGCACCACGATGACCTTTCCGGGGACCAGTGCAACGATTGCACGGACGGATGCGGCTCAGACATTTACGGGTATACAGACCTTTAGTTCGGCACCGATCTTATCCTCGGCCACGGCAAGTAAAGCAGTCTTTACGGATGGATCTAAAGCACTTACCTCTACAGGTACGCTAGCCACGGATCAGGGTGGTACAGGCCAGTCTAGTTACACCGCTGGTGATTTGGTTTACTACGCCACGGGTACAGCGTTTACCAAGCTTGCGATTGGTTCAAGTACGACCATCCTTACGTCTTCAGGAACAGCACCACAGTGGAGTTCTGCATCAGGTGTGACGGTTGGGACGGCTACGAATCTGGCAGGTGGTGCAGCGGGATCGGTGCCTTATCAGACAGCATCAGGTGCGACAAGCTTCTTATCCATCGGTACGTCTAACTATGTCCTGACTTCCACAGGATCAGCGCCGACTTGGACAGCCAATACGGGTACAGGGAATGTCGTTAGGGCAACATCACCTACGCTTACCACGCCTGTTCTTGGTGTAGCTACAGCAACAAGTTTGAATGGTCTAACGGTATCCACGACCACGGGTACGCTGACACTTGCTAATGGATCTACGCTTGCAACCTCTGGTGCTAATAGCATCACGTTGACTTCCACGGGTGCTACAAACGTCACACTTCCCACATCGGGAACCTTGGCAACCACAAGCAATACCGTATCCACGATCTCATTTGGCACGACAGGTCTAACGCCAAGCACGGCAACAGGTGGTGCAGTAACGGTTGCGGGTAATTTAAGTCCTGCTAATGGTGGTACGGGTGTATCTAACAATGCACTGAATACGATTACCTTCACAGGTAACTACAGTCTTGGGTTGACCTTAAACGGCAATACATCGGTTACGTTACCAACGACCGGCACGTTAGCGACGCTGGCAGGGGCAGAAACCCTGACCAACAAGACCATCAACGGTGCTAACAATACGATCAGCAATATCAACCTAGCCTCTCAGGTCACAGGTACGCTGCCTTTTGGGAATGGTGGTACAGGCAATACGGCCACACCAACGAATGGTCAGTTGCTGATTGGTAATGGATCAGGTTTTAGCCTTGCTACGTTGACTGCTGGTTCGGGTATCACGGTTACTAACTCCTCTGGCGGCATCACTATTGCTGCATCGGGTGGCGGTGGATCGGGTACGGTTACTAGCGTTAGCTGGACGGGCGGTATTGTTTCTGTAGCTACAGCGACGACTACACCGGCATTTACGATTGCTGGTACGTCAGGTGGTATTCCATACTTCTCAAGCGGTACAACTTGGGCAAGCTCTGGTGCGTTGGCTGCTAATGCGATTGTGATTGGTGGTGGTGCAGGGGTTGCTCCTAGTACAACGTCCACGGCGGCAGGCATCCTGACCTTCTTGGGTACGCCATCATCGGCTAACCTTGCAGCGGCAGTCACGGATGAAACGGGGTCAGGTTCTCTGGTATTTGCTACCAGCCCCACGCTAGTGACACCAACACTTGGTGTAGCAACGGCAACAAGTGTTAACAAGGTGGCTATCACAGCACCGGCAACAAGCGCCACACTAACACTGGCTAACGGTTCTACCTTGGCGACATCGGGTGCAAACAGTATTACCTTAACGTCAACTGGTGCAACGAACGTGACGTTGCCAACGTCTGGAACTCTTTCTACAACAGGTTTTGCTATAGCTATGGCTTTAGTTTTCGGAGGTTAATATGGCGGCCCCAAATATAGTTTCTGTAACGAGCATCGTACCGCATACGGTGTCTATTACCCCTGCTGATACCTCACGAAATGCTTTGGTGACGGCACCTGCGACAGGGGCAACGCATAAGGTCAATTCATTGTTAGTGTCTAACATAGACACGGCATCGCCTTACAGTGCCACGGTAGAGTTGAGGCTAGCGGACGGAACGACTTATCGGTCTATCATTACATCGGTGACGGTTCCAGTTGGCGGCACGGTTGAGGTGATTACCACGGGAACTTCGTTGTACTTACTGGATACAAGCGTGACAGGTGAGGCTTCTACGATTTATGTAACAAGCTCCACGGCATCTAAACTGACTTACACCTGTTCTTACACGACGATTTCTTGAGGCATAGATCATGGCTCAATTTCCATCTAACTATAACGCGACGGGTATCTGGTCGCTGAGGGATCAGTTTGTTGCTCGGATGGGCAATAACTGGCCTGGGCCGGTTACGGTTGTAGAGATTTTCACGTCATCCACAACATGGACTGCTCCCACGGGTGTCACGGCTGTTGATTATTTGGTCGTTGCTGGCGGTGGCAGTGGTGGATACTGGAATGGCGGCGGTGGCGGTGCTGGCGGGTTTAGAACTGGATCAGGTCTATCAGTAACGGCTGGCACTTCTTATACGATTACGGTGGGTGCAGGCGGAACTGGGAATTCTACTGGCCGTGGAACTAGCGGTGCTGATTCTGTGTTTTCATCAATTACATCAACAGGTGGCGGTGCTGGTGGTGCAAACGGCACAGGGCCGACTAGTGCTGCTAATGGCGGTTCTGGCGGCGGAGCCGCTGGAGCATCCGCAGGGTCTGCTGGTACGGGAAATACTCCTAGTACATCACCGTCGCAAGGCAATAATGGAGGAACTGGCAATACAGGCGCACCTTATTATGGATCAGGTGGTGGTGGTGGCGCTGGAGGGACTGGAGCAAATGGAACAAATCCTGCTGGAGGTAATGGAGGTATTGCTTCTGCAAGTGCTATTTCAGGCGCGACGGTTTATTACGCAGGTGGCGGTGGTGGCGGAATAAACAACACAGGTGGTGGGCCGGTTGGTCTTGGAGGCGGTACATCAACTACCTCTCAAAAAGGCGGTGCTTCTAATGGATCAGAGCCTAATGTTGCGACTGTTGCTGCCGTAGCAAATACTGGTGGTGGTGGCGGGGGTGGAGGTGGTAATGGTGGTGGAACCGCAATGGGTGGTGCAAACGGCGGCTCCGGCATTGTCATTCTTCGTTACACCGTAAACCCATCAACATCAGCAAACATTGTGACGTTTACGGGCAGCGGTCTTTGGATTTGCCCACCGGGAATTGTGTCGGTTGATTACTTGGTAGTCGCTGGTGGGGGCGGCGGAGGCGCATACGTCGGTGGTGGTGGAGGCGCTGGAGGTTATAGAACCGGAACATCTTTAGCTGTGACGGCTGGCACGAGTTACACAGTTCAGGTAGGTGCTGGTGGGTCAGGTTCTTCAGCCCCATCAACCAATGGAAGCAACTCTGTATTTTCCACGATTACCTCTAATGGTGGTGGCAGAGGCGGAGCGGGCACAGGATCTACACCAGAAACCGGCGCTAGCGGAGGTTCAGGTGGCGGGGGTGGCGGATATAGCGGTGGAACAAGTGCGGCTGGAGGAGCTGGAAACACGCCATCAACTTCTCCGTCTCAAGGAAGTAATGGCGGAAGTGCTAGCGGTAGCGCACCAAACTATGGAGCAGGAGGTGGTGGTGGCGCTTCGGCAGTGGGGGCAAATGCAACTGGCACAACTGGAGGAAATGGTGGGGCAGGAACATCTTCAGGTATTAGTGGAAGTTCTGTAACTTATGCAGGTGGTGGTGGCGGGGCAGCACAAGGTGGTACAGCCGGAACTGGTGGTTCTGGTGGCGGCGGTGCTGGAAGCACATCTACCGTAGGCACTGCTGGAACAGCGAACACAGGAGGGGGCGGCGGTGGCGGTACAGGCGCAGCAGGAGGCGCAGGCGGCTCCGGTATTGTTATTTTAGTTGCAAAAATGGCGTAATAATATGACCAAAACATACAGACTCTACGGTGTAGATACAGCAATGGCACTGCTTCGTCCGGGTGCCAAGTGGGAGATTAGTAACTCTCATTTCACACGCTGGGATGATCCACGTCCTTGCCCGACATGGCAGGAAGTGCAAGACACGATGGAAAAGATCAAAGCCTTTGAGGATTCCATCAACACCATCTACACCGAAGAGCAGATCAAAGAGCATAACGCTTGGACAGACATGATGAACAAGGCGGCGGCATGAATTTGCACGGCCTATTCGCCCAGCCCGTGGGGTTCTTTGACCTTGGCAGGCCACTGTCTGATGAGGAGAAGTTCTTCCTCATGGAGCTGGAACAGCGTGCCAACATGGGCAACCGCACAAGTGCGAACAACTTTGTCCTGCGCGATAAGCTGATGACGAGTCTGCGCGGTTGGATGGAAGACTGTGTTGCTGAGTATTTCAAAGCCACAACCAATCCTAAGCACGATGTCACGCTAAGGCTCACGCAGTCTTGGGTGAATTATTCGGAGCCGGGGCAGTATCACCACAAGCACGCGCATCCTAATTCATTTGTGTCTGGTGTGTTTTATATCCAGACCAATCCCAACGACAAGATCTTTTTCTACCGTGACGGCTACCAGCAGATTAAGTTCCCTCCTGCTGAGTGGAATAGCTGGAACAGTGAGTCATGGTGGTTTGAAGCGATCACGGGCAGGCTGATTCTTTTCCCATCAAGTTTGACGCATATGGTGCCGACGGTGGAAGGTGAAGATGTTCGTGTTAGCTTGTCATTTAATACCTTCCCTGCCGGAACGGTTGGCGAAGAGATGGATTTAACCGGATTGAAACTGGAGGTTTAGCATGGCCCACTATGCCCAGCTTGATGCAAACAATGTTGTGACCCAAGTAGTGGTCATTGACAATCGGGATACCGCAGATGCCAACGGCGTTGAAAAGGAACACATCGGCGCAGCGTTTTGCGAACGACTTTTTGGCGGCACCTGGAAGCAGACTTCGTATAACGGCAATATCAGAAAGAACTACGCAGGTATTGGTTATACCTACAGGGCTGACATTGATGCTTTCGTGGCGCCAAAGCCTTTCCCAAGTTGGATTCTGAATGCCAACGCACAATGGGAAGCTCCTGTGGCTATGCCGACCGATGGTCAGATGTATAGCTGGGATGAAGCCACTACCTCATGGAAAGTGAATGAACCCGCTCAAGCTTGAACTTACCCTTGATGAAGTCAATACAGTGCTAGATACGCTGGGGAATCTT